GGCGCGACTTCGCAGTACAACACCAAGGCCAATTGGATGCGGCGCGGAGAGATCAACGTCATGCCCGACTGTGTGTGCTGTGTCTTTCGCCGTAAAGGGTCGAGCATGGAGCATACCGGGATGCATGTGGGCGGCGGCGTGGTGATTGACTGCTCCACAGGCGTGTCCTCTGTCGGGATGCGCGGATGGACGCATTACGGCATTCCGGTCGGACTTTATAGCGAGGAGGAGATACCAATGGAGACGGTAAAACCCACGCTCCGCAAAGGAGACCGTGGCGATGAGGTTAAGGCGTTGCAGGAGCGGCTAAATTCTCTTGGCTACGACTGCGGCGAAGCGGATGGAGTCTTCGGGACGCGCACGAAAAACGCCGTTGTGCGATTTCAGACGGATCATCAGCTTGACCCTGACGGCGTGGTTGGGCGGAAAACATGGGCGGCGCTGGACAGCATACAGCCCGCAGAAATTTACCGCGTGACTATTGAGGGCGTGACGCTTTCGCAGTATAAACGCATCCTCGAAATTTGTCCGCTTGCGGAATGTGAGAGGGAGCGTGGATAAAATGGATAGCGCGGTGCTTGTGGCAATCATCACGGCGGGGATTAGTTTGATCGGCACGGTCATCACGGTTGTAGCCGCAAACAGAAGCACCCTGTCCGCGATGTCTGAGCAATCCAAGATTGCGGATGAGAGAATACACGGCGAAATCAATGTGATCAAACAGCAGATTGTCACATTATCAGAGAGAGTCGAAAAGCATAATCAGGTTGTCGAACGGACTTTTGAACTGGAGCGGCGAATGGATGTCGCGGAAGAACGGATCAAGGTTGGAAACCATCGGATTGACGATTTGGAAGGGGTGCGGAATCATGATTGATTGGAAGGCGAAACTGACAAGTCGGAAGTTTTGGGCGGCGGTTGCGGGTTTCGTGACCGGGCTGATTGTGTTTGTGAAGAATCCCACATCGGATGCACAGGCAATCACCGCGCTCATCATGTCGGCGGGGTCTCTGATTGCTTACATCATCGGCGAAGGTCTCATTGATGCCGCGTCTGCTAGTTCGGACGCGCCGCTTGTGATCCACACCGGGAAGGAAGAGAAAGAGAAAGATCCCGAATAACTGAATCTTAGACCGCTGTCGAAAGATGGCGGTCTTTTTTTCGTGCCTAAAATGCGCTGTGGCGCGTTCTTCTGTGCGGACGGATAAATTATCATCCTGCGCGGCGCATGGGCAAATAGAGGGCATTTCGGCGGGTTTCTGTGCGTCCTGTGCTTGACTCCTGCTTCGGCGGGGTTTTGTAATGTGATTGACATTACACAGCCACTGTGCTAAAATGCGCAAAACGAAAGGAGAAAAAACATGATCTGCAATTTGCACGCCGAAGCCACGAAATACACCGTTCTGAACAGTACCTATGAAGGCACAAAATGGACATGGACGCTTGAAGGCTCTGAAGATTACAACGGTGACCCGCGTTATATCTATCACACCAACAGCGCCGGGGAGGGAATGTTCCGCTACGATCGGAAGCGCGGCGAGGACAAGCAGTTGGAAGGCATCTGCCAGTTCTTTGCTTGCCGCACCGCCAGCGGGATGCGCCGCAAGCTGGAAAAATATTTTGCTGACTGATCTCAAGCCCGCCATCACGCGGGCTTTTTGCATATCCAAATGCATATGAAGACCGCATATGATTGCACATTATAGCATATATCAGCAAAAACGCAGAGCCGCCTCAGATGGCGACTCTGCTGTGTTTATTCAAGGACGGCGCCGCGGTCGGCAGAGGTGACCATCTTCGCGTAGCGTGTCAAGTATTGCACATGGCGCGGAGTGGCTATTTTCCTTCATCTCCCGGTTGCTGGTTTACGGCTTGCATATCGTTTTGCCTATCAATCAGCATTTTTTCCAGCTTTTCGGCCTCCGATTTGCTTCGGGTATTGGTGACCTCATCATAGATTTTGAGGATCATCTGTGCATCCGCGTGTCCCATCCACTCGACACAAGTGTGCAACTCAACACCGTTGTCCCTACACCATGTGGCAAACGAATGGCGGAGATCATATGGCACAACAGTAAATTCCTTGTACGGCAGGAGCGTACCTGCTTTAGCTTGTGCTTTTGTGTCTCGTGTCCTGCCGTACCAATATTTTTGACAACCGTTTATATTCCGCTCAATAGTCTGCCTAAATGAGTTCCACGCACTCACCCACGCGGAACGTGTCGCTACGTTACCTTTGGGGGTAGCGATCAGATAGCCGCTTTTGCCTTGCAACGCATCTCTGACAGGCGCGAAGAGCGGAACATCCCGAATGGCATTTTTTGTTTTGCCTGTACTGTCAGCAACATAGTGATTGTTGCGAACCAGATGCACGGATGACCGAACATGGATAATCCCATTCTCGAAATCCACATCCCGCTCAACATGCAGAGCCTTAACCTCCTGCGGCCTGAGTCCGGCATAGAGCATGACTATTGCCGGAGCATACATACGATGATCCTTCGCAGATTCAATTGCAGCACGTTCATCGTTCGTAATGGCGCGATGGCTGTGGTTCTCTGCCTTATGCGGTTTTGCTGTGTCTGATTTGGCTGGGTTTGTTTTTAACAGGCCGTCATCCACCGCAGAGCCGAACAATAGGACGAACAACGCGCGGGCATGGGAGATGTACTCCCCGGAGGCATGCAAGTATTCGGTAGAATAAACGCGCTTTATGTCAATAGGCTTTACGTCTTTCACGCGCATGGAGCCGATCACGTTGCACAGATGGGTCAAATGAGTAAGGTTAACATTGTATGAGGAAAACCGCAATCCGGCCTTTGCAACTGGTAACCATCGTTCGGCATATTGCGAGACGGTAGGGTTTTCGTGAATTACATACTCCTGATGCTCGTTGCGTTTGTATTCCTCGCGCTTCTGTAAGGCCTCATCTTCTGTGTGCCCCATGAACTGCATACCATGATAGACACAGCAATAGCGTCCATCTGGGCGCTTTTTTAAGTGCTGTTTCTTCTGACGTGGCATATTATAGGTCACCTTCCATGCATTAGTTGATCCTTCGGCTTTTCGGAAAACATCGGTTCTGGCATGCTGATTGGATAAATGTATTTCGGTTGGTCTTCAAATCCAAAAGCAAACAGGCGCACGCTGGCAAGAAGCAAGCCCCATGTCTGGTCTTCTGTCAGGGCTTGATATGCCTTCGTCATGATCGCTGGCAGTCCATCTCTTGCGCATGCCTGTTTTTCTGCATCGTAAATCGTGATGCTGTTTGTCATGTCGCCATGCTCGATGTGCCACAATTCGTGATCGAGCGCTTCTTTCCTCGCCTCTGGCGAAAGGTATACGTTGATATAGATCGTAGGATAGCCGTCAGCGTCTGTGCGGACAGCGGCAAGAATATCTCCGGGAAACTGACGATAAACTACATTATAATCATCTGGCTGTGTCATTCGGAAAACTCCTGTGGTTCATCTTCCGGGAAAGTGTTAGGTTCAAGAGCCTTCAGCATCGCGGCGGCAGCACGGATGTGTTCGGGAGTCGCCCTTGTCGCGGTGCTGAACAAGATACGCATGTTTGGATCGCGGCGCAATTGCTCGCGGAGCGCCCAAACATCGTCTTCGTCAGTTGGCGTTTGATCATCATCCCGGCATAATAGCGCATCAACTGTAACATCGAGAGCATCAGCAATCCGCGAGAGTGCCCTAGCACCCGGTTCAACTTTGCCGGATTCGTACTTGGCTATTGTAACCCGATTGAGCAAGGCCAATTCAGCGAGTTCGTCTTGATTCAAGCCCTTCGCTTTGCGGAAGTGTCGTATACGGTCACCGACTTCTTGATTTGTCATGTTCAACCCTCCATTCCTGTAAAGAAATTGTAACACATAAGCAAAGAAAAATAAATAGTCTAAATGCGACAAATTTGTTTGACAAGTTGTAGCACTTATGCTACAATATCCACGAAGCTAAGATAAAGCTTCACCCCACCACCTACTCAAATATAAGGAGGACACCACGATGATGACTTTCCCCGAATTCCGCGAGGCTCATGATTACGAGACCAACATCAACGGCATGGACATCCACGAGGCTTATGATCTGTACTTCAAGGACAACGTCAAGGTCGGTGACGGCGTGACGGTGCATCTCTGGAGCGATTCCCACGCTTACACCGTTATCAGGCGGACGGCGAACACTCTGACCCTTCGGCGGTGCAAGGCCACCCACGCTGACGGCTGGAAGCCTGAGTACATTCCCGGCGGCTTCTCCGTGATTTGCATCAACGATGGAGACCAGCGGTGGCAGTACGAAGAAGATGAGGACGGCGAGATCGTGAAGGCCAACTGGAGCAAGCGCGGTTTCCGGGTCTACGGTTCCTGCTATGTCACCTACGGGCGGCACGAATACTACGATTACAACTTCTAATCTACTACGCCGAGCCGGGGCGGCAAGACCCCGGCAGATGAAAGGAGCAGATCAAAATGACGATGGAAGAGCGGCTGGCAATCCACAAGGAGATCGAAGAGGCAAACCGCAAGCGCGAGCGGGAGATGGTTGATCGGGAGAACTTGAGGTACAGCGTTTACCGAGGCGCTTACAAGCCCGGTTGCCTCGTCGGAGCGTTTGAGGGATACACGCTCCCGGAACTGGAAAAGATGCTGAACATCCGCGACCTGATGGTTATCCCCGGTTCTGTGTCACTGTATTGGATGACGGCGGTTGGAAAGTGACTGAATCCCGCCCCGGAGGTTACGAGGGCAGAAAGGAGACCCACATGAAGCTGACCGACATGGAAGCAATCAAAGCGCTGAAAAAGGCGCGGGTGCTGGAACTGGAAGACATGCTGTCCGATTACCCGGAATCAGAGGTGGATGGGCGCACGGACTGGGAAATGATCGCCAACGAGGCCGGGTGGTTGCTGGAATCCTGCGAGAGCGATTGCACCAGCCGGAGCGATGATCTTGCGGAAGCGCGTGCGATTGTGAGACAGCATGAAGGCCGTAAACCGTTGGAGGTGCAAACCGCAAGGGACACCATCAACGAATACAACCGCCTTGTGCGCTTCGTGGCGCGGTTGAAGAAGCGTGGGCTGCATGTCCCGAACTACTAAGGAGGATGATCGGGATGAAGGGTCTTTACCACTATCAGGGGATGCCGCTGCACTATCTCAGCGAGGATCAGACGTTCGCGGTCTATCAAGCGAAGTACAACCCGGATGACAAACCTCAGATCAAGTATAACCCATTCATCGTTTACAGGCTCTCTCGGCGGTACAGCGTGAACGGTGGGTGGTGCATCCAGCATCACAAGGTTGACCGGTACGCCGATCTCTACTCCGCCATTCAGCGTGTCCGCAGGGAGCAAGGTTATTCCTGCTGACATACAGGCCCCGCCCGGAGGCATTATATCCGGGCTATCATTTGACTAAATTGTGTAGCAAGAAGGCAAATTTTCTCTTGCATCTTCGTGGCATGTATGCTACAATAAGCAGTGAAAGGAGCGTGAATCATGGCTACAAACATTCGGGCAATTCGTAAGAGCAAGGGCATGACGCAAGGTGATCTTGCTCTTGCGGCGAGGATTAACCGGGTCACA